TATGCAATTGATAAAAAATTAAATTATACAAATCTAGCATATGGTGGTGCATCAAATTTTGCCATCCGTATGCAAATTGATCAAGCTATAAGTTTTAAACCAAATTTTGTTATTGTTGGTGCAACATCAAGTGGAAGATTAGAAATACCATTAGGTAAATTTGATCACACCAAATTAATTAGAAACTACTCGGATGTGCTAGAAATAAATTTATCCAATTCTGACAATGGAATACTAAAAGACTACCAAAGAAGTTTCACATTTCCATCTGATTTAAAATTTTTAAATCTAAATCAAGATATAGAAACTGCGTACAAGCATTATTTGTCATTGTTATATAATAATGAAATTGATGATTTTAAGAATTACTACATTATACAAAGCGGTTTAAGACTTTTGGAATCCCTTAAAATTCCATATATCTTTTTACCCGGACCTTTAAGAAGTTTTGATTGGTCAGAGTTTAAATGTTGGCCTAACAAATTTAAACAACCTTGGGATTTTGACAAAGATTATCTTCTACCAGGAAATCATTTGCCTGAGCATATACATTATCAATTACTTGATACCTTAAACAAAATTATTAGAGATTGGGAATGATTTTTAAGATAAACAAAAAAAACTTGAAAAATGTATCTTAAGATAGTAAGGAGAACAAAATTAGAAAAAAAATAATGATTACTGGTTGCAGTTTTAGTGCTCCATCTACCCTTGCTGAATATACCGGAACAAGTTGGGGAGAAAAACTTGCCGCAAAACTAGATTGGAACTTGGTACATTTAGCCCGACAAGGAATGAGCAATGGTGGCATACGAGTTATGATTGACGAAATTATCAGGCAACGCCCTGACTTTGCAATTATAGCTCCAACATTTCATGATAGAATAGAAATACCTGCTGCCAATGCCCCATATAATTGGAACACACAGCCTACTCAGTGGAATACTCCTTTACAACAACATTTACAAAACACAGATTTAAAAAACGGTTATGTACCTGAACTGGGTATCCAAAATATAAATTTTGCCTCAGGTCCTTACACTATGATCTCAGAAACCATTTTTAGTCTTGCTGAGAACTATGATCATTATTACCGGTCGGCCAAATTAGACAAACACACACAGGAAGCAGTCAAGCAGTATATAAATATGCTGTATGATAGTAACTGGAAACTTCAACAAGACCGTTGGCTAATTAGTGATGGTATCTTAAGACTATTCCATGCCAATATTCCTTTCTTATTAGTGGCTTGTAATATATGGACTAGTAACACAATACGCGAGGCATTTCCTACAATTATACCTGATTGCTATTTTACTTTAGACTACGAAGATACTCCTGCGTATGCCACGAACCAATACCCATTCAAAGGTGAAGATCCTGGATATCATGGCAGTATCAAAAGTCAAGAATATCTAGCAAATAGATACTATGAAAGGATAGTTTCTTGGTGTTAAAAGCTTATGCAGTAGTTGCCCATCCAGATGACTGTTTGATATATGCAAAATGTTTGATTGATAATTATATTACATTTGATTGGACAATAGTTTACCTTACATATAATAACACTGACTTAAGAGCTGTTGAAGTTTCGAACTATTGGTTATCTCGTGATATTAAAACACAATTTTTGGGTTTTTTTGATATGTATCATGACTTAGAAACTGAAAAGTTAAATTATTGGCACAAGGATGATGCAATTTTCAAAATACAACAAGCTTGCAAACAAGCTGATGTAATACTTACTCATAATAAGTTCGGTGAGTACGGACATATACATCATAAGGTAGTTCATGAGGCTGTTTCAGTTCTTGCACAGCCAAAAATTTATTTTGCAGACAATAGTTTTTACACTGACGAATTAGAATCAAAGTTTGACTTGTCTTTAAACGAGTTTCCATTACATCATGATGTTCTAGTTGGTTGCAATTTGAATACATCTAAGTATAATATTACTAACGAAGTAAAAACTTTAATTAATACACTACATGAGAATTCTAACATTAGATAATACAGCCTACGAGTTAAATGAAATCCCGGATGAAGTTGAGGATTTGAGATTTGCAGTTTTAGATAATAGTGATCCAAGGACTCCTGACTATTTTTACATTCCTCTCATTTTTTTAGAAAGTTTTAACAGTCCTGCACTGGTATTAAGAATAGGAGATAATGTAGTCAAGATGCCAGTGGATTGGCATGTGCTTATTGGAGAGCCCGACTTGGGCGATTTAGAAGTTGTATCATTGACCAGTATCAATGATAGAGGATTCAGTGTATTTTGTTTTAATCCTATCAGCAGTTTTAAACCTGAATTTGAGAAGATAGAAATTATTGATATCTACCAAGATGTAAAATGGTACTTTCCAAAATTGAAGCCGGGGCAATTGTTAGCAGTCCCTTTAGAAACAGGAACAGAAAAGCCACTATGCGCTTTTTTTGTTAAAGATATATCTAGACAAAGTGAGGTAATTGATTATGCAAAATGTTGGTAAAAAATTAGAACCAGGAGCAAGTGTTATATATGAACGGGTAGGAGATACTGTTTATGCAAGACAAAATGGTTCCATAGAAAGAACAGTAGTTGGTTATGATTACTTGATTGATAATGAACATAAAGAAAATCAATTATGGTATAACATACGTACCGAAGCAAAAAATAATCCTGCCTTGCAAGATGCTGTTGATCGTGTTAAACTTATATATGAATTAAGCAAACAAGAAAAACATGTACCACATCATCCGGTATAAAAAATTTAAAAAGTTTTTAAGGCACAAGTTTTAATGATACATACTATTTTTCCTTTATGTATAGGAGAGTATTTTTATAGCGATCATGAAGATTATAAAAAACTTTTTTTGTCCAAAATAAATTCTTTCATTTGTTATGAACCAGACGGAAGTCTTCTTGCTGGTGAAGCAACTGGTATAAATGACATACATACTGATCCAGATTTTTATACCTTATTTAAATTTATATCAGATTCATGCATACAACATTTTGAAGAACTAAATTTTGATCACAGTGTTTTTGACATAATGATTTCAAAAACCTGGCTTACTGTTCTTGATCGTAACACTAGTCTTCCGGTACATATGCATGAAACAAGTCATTATTCGTTTGTTTATTATGTGTCTGCTCCAGAAAATTCCGACTTACTAGCTTTTTTAGTAGATAGAAATCCTAATGAGCCTTTTCATGGAGCTTTTTATGACCACCGTGATAGCAATGTAAAAACATTGGTAACAAGCTATAATAATTTAAATAGTTTAACCTGGAAGTTTGTTCCTAAACAAGGGAAGCTATTTTTGTTTCCAGGTAATGCCAAACATTACACAGAAAAAATTAGTGAAAAACAAAATGAATGGCGATTATCAATAGCCGGTGATATTCTTTTATGTTATAAACAAGATCAAAAACCAAACTATCCAACTGGACTATATCCAACAAGTCAATGGAGAAAATATACATGAATATAAATTCAAGAAATAAGTTGAAAACTAAAAATGGATAAACTAAACATAGCCAACGAAATGCAAGCCTTTGATAGTAAGGATCGTAACTTCTATAAGGATTTAACAGATGAAGAGCGCAAGAAGTTTAGCACTTATCTTATGATTCGTTGGGGCTCCAGTGTGTCGGGCAGTGCAGAACTGCAACAGTATTATTTGTTGAGCTGCAATGAAAACTTAAATAAACATTTCTTTGAACTATCTAGACATCCTGAACTGCAATGGTTATTGGCAACTACTGTGAGTCCGGGTATGGGTTCATTCAGACACGATTGGATCAAGCAAAAGAAACGTGAAGGCTCAAACAGCAAAGCAGTTAAATTTTTAAGACAGATATATCCAACCTACAGTGAGGATGAATTAGAGTTACTCGCAAAAATTAATGACACAGCAGATCTAAAACAGTTGGCTAGAGAACATGGTTGGGATGAAAAACAAATAAAATCTAATTTATGATAGAAAAATTAGTTGTAAATGGTTGTAGTTACATGGAGACATATGCCAGTGGCAACGGTCATTATGATTTAGCTGATAAATTGAATATTCCTATAGCCGAAAGTTTGGCCATTGGCGGTAGTGCTAATAGTCGTATTCTTCGTACTACTCTTAAACATAGTTACAAGGCAAATAATCCTACATTGTATGTTATTGGTTTAACTTTTATACAAAGATCTGAGCTTCCAATTTGTACGGTGGATGACGAAAACACAAGTTTCGAAGGACGATGGATCAATCCCCAAAATCAAGAATTTAGTAATAGATGGGA